GAAAAGACTATCGTAATTGATAAGCTTATCTATGCAGCACAACTTGTCGATGACCTCGATGAGATGAAAGCTCACTATGATATTCGCGGCTCACTAGCTTCGCAATCAGGCGCAGCACTTGCTATTCAGCATGATGCTTTCCTGTTAGCTGCTATGACTAAGGATGCAACAACTACAGAGACTCTGGCTGCTACCGCTGCTTTCAGCGCATCAGCTCAGTTTGCTACTGATGCAGAATTGCTAACAACAATCGAAAACTGTGCAACTAAGTTTGATAACTTGGCTGTTCCAGCTAACGAGCGTTGCTTGGTTCTTCGTCCTTACGAGTTCTATCAACTACTAAATACTGACGCAGCTCTTGGGCGCGACTTTAATACAAGTGGCGATCGCGCTAAAGGTCAACAGTCTTTCAATTACCTAGGCTTCGAGATTATCTCAATGAAGACTATGGCTGATTATGCTGGCGACAACGTTGCTGCACAGAAAGGTTCTGGTGGCGGTCTTGACTTCGGTGGCGTAGACCCTGGGACTGACCACTCTTTCGATGGTTCACTTTGGTGGGCTACAGCATTCCACAAAGGAACAGCTGGAACAGTAACATTGAAAGGTGTATCAGCAGAGGCTAACTACATCCCAGAGCGCAACGCGACTCTGTTAAATACAAAGATGGCAATCGGCGTGGATTCAATCCGTCCTGATGGCTGTATTAAAATTGTAGCTAACGACTAAGTTGGTTTAACTATTTGGGTGGGGTGCTTCGGCGCTCTGCCCTTCCCTAACAAACAATAAATTATGGCCGCCTCAACCACATCAGTAACTAAAACTATAACAGGAACAATTCCTTATCCCCCAACCATCCTAAATAGGATGGGCGACGAGCGCACCCCTACCCCTGAAACCTACACTAAGGCTATTTACTACACGCTTAATGTAACGGCTAGTGGCGACAGCTTAACTATAGATACACAGGGAGCGATTGGCGTCTCCTATGTAACGAATAAAGCCATGACTGTGAAGGTTCCGAACATGGATTCTAGTGGTGATTTCCCAGAGTCCGGAGCCGAAGCTGTGTATGACCTAGCAGAAGGAACAGCGTCAGGTTCACAGTTTGTAAACGCTGCGGCTAATACGGTAGGGTGGATTACTGGCAATATCATGCCTCCAGCGATTCGTTTAACTAACGGAGCTGCTCAGGATGCTACTGTCCAAGTCTTTGTAACCTTTCCTACTCGATAAACTGATAGATATTAAAGCATGGCAATAACCACGACAACAAAGTTGCAAGCAGTCAACACGATGCTGCAAACGATAGGAGAGTCTTCTGTAACGAGCATTACTAGCGGCACATTACCTTACGAGGTGTCTGCTGCTGTAACAATACTGGAAGAGGTTGCGCGTGAAGTTTGCATGGACTCCTACGTCTTCAATACAGAAGAGGACAGAGTTCTAACTGCCCATGCCAGCACAGGTAAAATCTCAGCGATTACGCCTCAAAACTATGTGCAGATACGCAATCAAGGTTCAGGCGAGGACTATGTGATTCGTAGCGGTTTTGTTTACTCGATGCTACAAAAGACCGACGTGTTTACTGTTAGCTCTACCATCACCATCACAGGCGTTTACTTACTAGACTTCCTAGACTTGCCAGAAGCAGCGAAGCGTTACTGCGTCATTCGCGCTGCTCGCACTTACGCCGACCGCTTAGTTGGCTCAAAAGACATCCGCGCTTTTAGTGAACGCGATGAGCTGGAGGCTAAGGCTAAGTTGAACGACTACGAATTCGGCATAGACAAAATCAATATGTTAAGAGACAGCTTTTCTGTTTCCAATACGCTAATTCGTCGCTCGTAATGGCATACACACGAAAAAGTATAAAGAACCTCACAGGTGGTGTTTCGCAACAGCCTGACTCAGAGAGGCACGATAATCAATGCACCGCGCAGACTAACTTCTTAGCAGATCCCATTAAGGGATTATCTAAACGCGCTGGCACAAACTATGTGCAGTACATAAGCACAGCGGCTTGCGAAGAAGAATCTAAGAACACCTTTACTCATCTCATTAACCGAAGTACAGGCGAGCAGTTAATGTTGGTGGTTAGCTATGATGGCTCAACGTCTACTATAGAGCTGTTCAAGTTGAACGAGGAAGATGACTCCTTGGAAGAGCTAACAATTACAGACGGTGCTGGGAGTACCATAACATCCAACCATGCGTACCTAAACGGTACTGCTACAACGCATCCTTTATCAGCGGTTACAATCGCTGACTATACGTTTATAGCCAATAGCACGAAGACACCAGCGTTGCTAACGACTACTTCTGGCGGTGCTGGAATGTATGAGCGCGAACACGTTAAGCGTGGCCTCATCTTTGTTAAAGAGAGCGCTTACTCGGCAGAGTTTACCGTCAAGGCTACGGATTCGGAAGGCACTGTAAGAAGCATCATTGTACGGACATCCACAGGTGGCGGTTCAGGGGTAGGGTCTTATGATATAAAATCAAACGTAGCCGCTGGCGCTATACACGCTGCCTTGGAGGACACAACAGAATCTAGGGATAATAGCGCATTCACTAGTAGCGGCTACCCCTCCTACACAGAGGCGAGTTCGGGTATGACGATTTCCTATTCAGACGACAACGACGACCAACTGTGGAACGGCGGTGGTGGAACTGCTGCATTGGGTGGAAGTAATTACTCGCGTGGCTACATAATTTTTACAGAGCAGCCAGAAGCGGGCGACGATATCCGCATAGATGGCGGAACACCTCTTCATAGAGTTGACTTCTACGCCAACGGTGGTACTTATAGCGGTGCAAACGCTGGAGCAGAGATAGGCTTGACCCTCAACGAAACAGCCGACAACTACGCGGCTGCATTTAATGCGATAACAGACGTTAACTTTAGGGCTGCTGTTTCGCTAGTGGACGGAGGCAATCCAACAGTAGGCATTATTTCTACCCATACTGGGGCGATGGGTGCGTCTAGCGAGGGGGAGATCGCTGCAAATGGTTTTACTATCACCAAGTCAGATGTAACAGGCGGCAACAGCACCGCCGCTGACTCTACAGCGCCAGTACGATACCCAATAAACTTCGAGCGTTTAGCTATAGAAGACCGCAACGAGGTAGCGCAGACAGCTGGCTCGGTAATATCTTGGTGGGCTTCTTATCCAACAAAGGCCGAGGCTGATGCGTCGCTAATTAACTTTGAGGTAAGCGACTCTTATGGCGATACAATGGTCGAAACCTTTACAGAGAAGACAGACCGTATCTCAAGCCTACCTACTGCCGCGCCTAACAACTACTTAATAAAGGTTGAGGGCGATATTGAGAACGACGCAGACGACCATTACATTAAGTTTACTCACGATAGCGACGTAGCTACAACTAATCAGTTTGGCGGCGGTAAGTGGAAAGAAAGCATGGCAAGCGGTATTCAATATCAGGTGGACAGCGCTACGATGCCACACCAACTTGTTAAGGTAAGTAGCACAGAATACAAACTTGTTCCAGCCACATGGAGCGACAAGACGGTAGGAGACTCTAATTCAGACGCTACGCCTAACTTTGTGGGCAGCCCGATTAACGACATCTTCTACTACAAGTCGAGGCTTGGGGTGTTGGCTGGAGAGAGCGTAATACTGTCTGAGGTGGATAACGCTGCTAACTTCTGGCGCACTTCTGTAATTGACTCGTTAGACTCAGACCGCATCGACATCACATCGTCTGTGAATGAGATTACATACCTCAACTGGGCTATTCCGTTCTCTAATCAGCTAATTATCTTTTCTGATAGAGCGCAGTTCTTGCTTACACAAGGGTCAGATGGGCTTACGCCATCAACAGCGTCGTTGTCTCTTGGTAGTAGCTATGAGAACAGCACGATCGCTAGACCAGTTGTAAATAACAATACTATCGTATTCGCTCAAGAGAAGTCAGGCGCATCTGCTGTTTATGAGATGTACCCTACAGGCTCTACCGAGGTAAACTTTGAGGCAGTAAGCATATCGGAGCATATACCTAGCTATATCAGCGGAAGCATTATTAACCTCCATGCCTCTTCGTTGGCCTCAACGGTGGTCGTGGAAACGGACTCTGGCGACAACTCGCTCTACGTCTACAAGTATTACAATAATGGTGGTAAGCGAGTCCAATCAGCTTGGTCTAAGTATGAGCTTGGTTGTGATTACTTGAAGGTAGGTGGCTTCATATCGGACAAGTTCCACCTTATAGAAGGGCATCA